TCAACAATAGCACCTACAAATCTTGAGACAACATCATCTACATTTAAGATGACTGACCTTACTAGCAATGCGTTCTATCGCACAGGCACATTTACTCCTGTTTTTAGTAGTGCTAGTTCCACAGACCTTCATGCTGGTGTGGTTAGCACTTACAATTATCAGCGTGGCTGGTATGAAAGAATTGGAGATTTAGTTCATGTAAGTTTTGACCTTCAAATTATTTCATCGTCATGGACATGGATAAATGGTGGTGCGTCAGGGCAAACCCTTTACATTGCTAATTTACCTTTCGCAGCTACATCAGATACAGGTTATTACTCTACATTTACTTGCGCTTACTTTGCGAATTTAAGTGGATGGAGTGCTGGATATTGGATGCAAGGTCTTATGGTTTCAGGCGAAAGATTTATAAGGCCGCATTATGCTCCTGCAACATCAGCAGATGCATTATTAACCAATCACATAAACACTATAACTGGCGCAAGAATGACTTTCTCTGGCAGTTACAGAACAGATGACGCATAGGAAACTAACATGACTGTAATAAATCAAGATAAAGAAACACTGTTAAGGTCATATAGAGATATGCTTCTTGCTGGCACAGACTGGTGGGCTGGCTCTGACCATACAATGACTGCAGAACAAGCAGCATATCGTCAAGCACTTCGTGATATTACAGACCACTCTAACTGGCCCAATTTGTCAGATAGTGACTGGCCTACTAAACCATAATAGGAATAAATAATGGCACTATCTAAGATTACAAATGGCGGTGTTGCTACCTCTGGTATGCCATCTGAGAGTATTATTCAAGTTAAAGAAGGTTCAGCTACCACTGAAGTTGCTCATCAGGCGGCATGGGAAGATACAGGTCTTTCTGTATCAATTACCCCTACATCTACATCAAGCAAGATATTGATTATTGTAAATCAACAATGTTACAGAACAGGGGCTGGCGGAGGTGCTTTACGAATTCTGAGAGATTCAACAACTGTTTTTCAAGATGCTCAAGTTTACCAATCTTATGGAAATGAGCTTTCTAACCGACATTTTCACAACATGCAGTATATAGATAGCCCAAGCACTACGAGTGCAATTATTTATAAAACACAAGCCTATGAACACTCTGGAGATTGGAGAACACAGCAAGGTGGTTTGGAAAGCAGAATTATTGTTATGGAGATTGCTGGATAATGTCCAAGTACACTAAAACAGAAAAGCACAATGCAATCGCACTAGACAATGCAGGAATAGCACAGCATTTTTTGGATATGAGCGATTGGACACAGATACCAAATTCAGGACTAACATCTGCCTGTGTTACAGCTTTTGATACATACCGTCAATCACTGCGTACTATTCGCAAGACTAATCCTGATAACCCAACTTGGCCTGATGCGCCTACAGAGGAGTGGTCGTAATGCCATACATAGGTAAATCTCCATCATTTGGTATTAGACAACGCTACTATTTTACAGCAACAGGTGGCGAAACATCTCTGTCCGGCACAGACGATAATGGTCTAACACTAACATTTAGTGATGGAACATATACAGATGTTATGCTAAACGGTATTACACTTGTAGCTGGCACTGACTATAACACTTCAACTGCAAACACTATAGGTGGTCTATCAGCATTGTCTGCAAGCGACATTGTAGAGATTGTTGTGTATGATGTATTTAGTGTAGCAAACACTGTACCATCAACAGGTGGTACATATACAGGTGCTGTTAGCTATTCTGCTGCAACTACGTATAATGGTGACGTTACATACACTAAAGCACTACAAGGTAATACTCAGTCTATTTCACATTCATCTGATACTACATTAACACTGGACTTTGACACGTACCAAAACTTTATTATCACTATGAGTGGTGACATTACCACATTGTCTAATCCTTCTACTGAAGCAGCAGGTCAGTCTGGTTTTATTGTGTTCATTCAGGATGGAACAGGTAGTAGAACATTAGATGCTTTAGGCACTGATTATGAAACAGCAGGTGCTGCTGGCATTACATTATCAACAACAGCAAGTACAACAGATGTTGTCCCTTATATTGTAGTATCTAGCGGTCGTATTTTACTTGGTAGCATTCTACAGGCTTTTGCTTAATGTCAACACCTTTAGGTTCATCACAGTTCTTTTTTAATCCTGCTCTAGAAACAGGGCAATCCCTGCGTTTTGATGATGATGACAGCCCATATTTAACATGGACACCAGCCAGTGCTGGCAACCGTAAGACATGGACATGGTCAGGCTGGGTAAAGCGTGGAAATTTATCTTCATACCAACATATTTTTAACGCTGGAAATCCAAGCCCATCTTATGACGCTTTAAGATTTTCAAACACAGATGAATTAGAGTTTTTTAATGGTGCGTCTACATCAAGTTATTTTAAAACAAACGCTAAATACAGAGATGTAGGTGCTTGGTATCATATAGTCGTTGCACAGGATACTACTCAAGCAACATCAACAGACAGAATAAAAATATATGTTAATGGTGAGCAGGTAACATCTTTTTCTAGCTCAACCTACCCAGCCCAAAATTCAGATTTTTTTATTAATAGTAATGTATTACATAAGCTGGCTAACATAAGTGTGTCAGGCTACTCATATCCATATGACGGCTACCTAGCCAACGTCTGCTTTATTGACGGAACAGCCCTAGACCCGACCAGCTTTGGTGAATACAAAACAGGCACAACCCTGTGGAAACCTAAGTCTGACACAGCTATTCAAAGCCTGACCTTCGGAACAAACGGATTCTTTCTTAATTTCTCAGACAGCGCAGATATTGGGGCTGACACATCTGGCAACGGCAATGACTGGACACCAACCAATCTAGCATCAACAGACGTGGTGCTTGATGGGCCTTACACTGGTGGTAACTTTTGCGTTGTAAGTCCTCTTACAAAAAGTTCTGGTGGGGCTTTGCAAGAAGGCAATTTGCTAATCCCATTTGGTGGCACATACCCATCAACAGTTATGGGTTCAATGGGTGTATCTTCTGGGAAATGGTATTGGGAAATAAGATTTACAGGTGGTGCTTATACTAACGGTCATGCGGCTGGAATTGCAACACCAGAAATGGCAAATAGAAACATAGACCCATATGCAACAACCAACCCATATAACCATTACTACGATAGCAGGGGTTATTTTTACAACAGCGGAACAAACACATCTGCATCAACCTTTGCGCCAAACGACATTCTAGGGTTTGCGCTTGATATAGATAATGACCAAATATCTTACTACAAAAACGGTACTTTGGTGGGTAGCGCACAGTCCATAGAAACAGGCCAGACATGGATGCCGTTTCACAAGAACTCATCTTTTACGTCCTTAGTTCAAAGAGCCAACTTTGGTCAAGATAGCTCTTTTAACGGAACTGTGACACCACAGGGCAACACTGATGATAACGGGCTTGGTGACTTCTATTATGCGCCACCGTCTGGTTTTCTTTCTTTGAACACCGCCAATATGCCTGAGCCTAGCATCACTGCGCCAGATGAGTATTTTGATACACTAACATGGTCTAAGACAGGTGCAGATAATAGTAACATTACACTTACTGGCTTGTCATTCCAGCCAGACTTAATATGGGCAAAAGGTAGAAGCAATGCTATGTCTCACCAAATTGCTGATGCCGTAAGAGGCACAGGCAAAAGCCTTTCAAGTGATTCAACAAATGGTGATTCAACAAATGATGCAGATGGTTATGTTTCATCTTTCAATAGTGATGGATTTACTGCTTCTGCTGGCTCTGTGGATAACTTTTATTTCAATTATCTAAATGGCTACACCTATGTCGCATGGAACTGGCTGGCTGGCGGTACTGCGGTCAGCAATACAGACGGGTCTATCACTAGCCAAGTTAGCGCAAATCCAACGGCAGGGTTTAGTATAGTATCATGGACTCAGGGAACTGCTGGAACAGATACGGTTGGGCATGGGCTTGGTGTAAAACCTGCTATGGTGATACACAAGCGCAGAAGCTCATCAAGTAGCTGGTCTGTTTGGCATAAGGACATGGACGCTAACCCAGACAATTATTATATGACGTTAGACTCAACTGCCTCAAAAGCAGGTTCAACTGGGTGGGAAAGCCCGACAACAACAACGCTTACACCATACATCGGTTCGTCAGGTGAGACATGGATAACATACTGTTTCGCAGAGGTTGAAGGGTTCAGTGCCATCGGCTCATACACGGGTAATGGTTCAACAGATGGGCCTATGGTTTTCACGGGCATGAGGCCAGCTTGGGTTATGATAAAATCAAGCAGTGTATCAACTACACAATGGATGATATGGGATAATAAAAGAGACACATATAACTTATCAACAAATGCCCTGCGTCCAAATACAAGTGCAGTAGAAACAACGGGTTTTGATATTGATATACTGTCAAATGGGTTTAAAGTTAGAGATACTGGAACTGAGACATCTCTTAATCAATCAAGCGGAACCTACATCTACATAGCCTTTAGCGAGGCGGCTCTAAAATACGCAAACGCACGATAGGATAAGAAATGGCGTGGAAATATAATAGTAAAACAATTCGTCCGGGAACAGCATGGAAGGATAATGATGGTAAATCCTACATGCCATCTTGGTGGAAAAACACTACAGATGCAGAGAAGACTGCTGCTGGTCTAACTTGGATTGACCCACCTGCTGTGTATGACAATCGTTTCTTTTGGGATGCAGATACACCTAAAGCATTAGATGATGTGAATGAGGTAGATAGTGAGGGTAATCCACTGTTGGATGAGAATGACGAGCAGATAGTTACAAAAGGTCTAAAGTCAGTTTGGAAAGAGAACACTAAGACTGTAGCAGGAGGACTGTTAGCACCTACCGATTGGAAGATTGTTAAAGCTGCAGAAGTATCTAGCTACTCAGTTGACCAAGCAACCTTAGATTACAGAGCAAGTGTTCGCACTGCAAGTAATACAATTGAAGCAGCCATAGATGCTGTTGCAGACCATGATGCTTTCCTTGCTTTGTGGGATACACCTGTAGATGCAGATGGTGTGCCTACTGGTAATGCACCAATTAACGACTGGCCTGATGGGGTATAAGAAATGAGTAGAGCAAGAGATTTTGCAGACCTAGCTGGTGCGGCAGATGCTGGTACTGTGTCAGGGGCTAACCTGATAATCAACGGTGATATGGCGGTTGCACAGAGAGGCGATGTAACTATTTCCGCAAGTAGTTCTGGATACGGTGGTGCAGATAGATGGATAACTTATATTACTGCTGGTACTGCAACAATGGATGTATCGCAAGACACAGATGTTCCATCTGGTCAGGGATTTTCAAACTCACAAAAAATGGCTTGTTCAACTACAGGTACATTTTCATCTAGTTCTTATTCATTAATTGGGCAGTTAATTGAAGGCCAAAATCTTCAGCATCTTAAATTTGGCACATCATCGGCAGAATCTTTGACGTTATCTTTTTGGGTAAAGTCAAATAAAACTGGTACTTTTAATGTTGAAATTCGCTCAACAGATTCTACCCTTCCAACCGCCACTACTTATCAAAATGTCACTCAAGTCACTATTAGTGCCGCAGATACTTGGGAATATAAAACCTTCACTATTGCTGGCAATACATCAGGTGATATACGCAATAATTCTTTCGCAGGGCTGGAAATTTATATGTGGCTTAAAACTGGCTCAGATTTTACTTCAAGCGGTGATGTTACTGGTAATGGATGGGTTACATATTTGGCAGGTAATACTGGATACGGAGCAGACATAGATATTACGACCTCAACTTCAGATTACTTTGCAATCACAGGCGTAAAGCTGGAAGTCGGCTCTACCGCCACGCCATTCTTGCACGAAAGCTATGGTGAAAATCTAGCCAAGTGTCAGAGGTATTATTGGCAAAACGCAAACAATTCTGGTTACTATGCGTATCAGTATGTAAGCACACATAAGTTTTTGCCTGTTTTCTTTCCAGTTCCAATGAGAGCCACACCAACGGCAGACGTTTCTTATAGCACAGGCAGTTTCACTGAGTATGCAACTAGTGAATATGGATTTAAGTCGTATATAACTTCGTCTTATACAGATACCACCGGTTACAGCACTACATATGTTAAGTTTGAGGCGGAGTTATAAAAATGAACATTACTATAAAAATGAACATTACTAGCGCACAGTATTACAATGACATTGATGGCAATCAATCTGGCGTAAAGGCCACCATTGACGGCACAGAAATGTTTGTTCCTCTTGACCCAGCCAACCGCCACTACGCAGAAATCTTGCGTCAGGTAGATGCTGGCGAACTAACAATACAGGATGCAGAATGATGAACCAGACTGACTTAGCAATCGCAACAGGCGGCATCTCTGCACCACTCTGGCTACCTGCCATGAACCAATGGGTAGCACTTGTGCTGGGAGTCATGTCTATTATATATGTAGGCTGGAAAATCTGGAATTTGTACAAGGATAAGTAATCATGATGCAATTCAAAGCATTTAAACCTAGTGGCATGGAAAAGATAGCACGTTCTATGGGCTATCAGGGTAGCATGGATGGGTTTAATCAATTCCTTGCGCAAGACCCTGTTAAGCAACAGACCATGCAGCAATACCAACAACAGGCTATGCAGATGGCTAAAGGTGGTGCAGTTAAAAAGTTTGCTCCGGGTGGTACTGTTACAACTGGTACAGGTACAACTGG